GCTCACAAGCACACCGTAGTTGTCGGGACGGAACTTGTTTATCAGGGCTTTCAAACGCCCCACACTGCCCGGAAGACTGTGCCCGTACACCGGACGCCATTCCTCACTCGTGACAAGCAGAAGTTCCCAAAGGTTACGGCGGAAACCGGTCAGCTTGTTATTGGATGAACTCAAGCGTTTGAACTCTTCCATCAACGCGTTCAGCACCGAAGCGTTCCAGGTGTATTCCTTCTTCACATCCTCGGGAAGAGCGACCATCTCACCGTTCTTGTCGTAACGGTAATCCTCGAAAAAGTTCTCGGCCTTCTCGTCTTTCTTCACTATGTTACGGATCATTTCCTGTCTCATTTGTTTCTCGGGTTCGCCATGACGCTCAACCCAACGTTTCTTGTATTTCTCGGGAAGGGAGGAATAGGCATACAGAGCCGGATTATTTTCACCACCGCCACGGGAAACGACATCCAGTTTTTCTCGGGACAGCTGGCTATTCAAAGTGCCTTTGGGCATTATATCCAGCAACTCTTTGTAAGTTACACACAATATATTATCAAAGTATTCCATCTCCCAGCTTGATTATCAATCCTCTAAATCATTCAAAGGGACATGCTTCTTCAGCAGCCGCACGGAGATCCCGAAATTCAACACTACGAGAAGTTCCAGCAGCGGATTAATAAAAAAAATAGAGAGCAGGATCCCGAAACTCATACAGAAGTAAAGCACGCAAAAGCGCTGTTTTCGTTTCAGACGAGCAAACCAGTGCAGCTGGTCGCTGAACAATGTCATCAAATCATTTTTCATGGCTACTTGTATTTTGAGGATTACCACCTACTTTGGATCCACCGCGCTCAATGGCGAGCTTACGAATGGAACGGGCCAGTTTGCTGTTCTTACGGAAGGCAAGCGCATGACTCACCATCACGTTTGTACAGCCCATCAGTTCGGCAATTTTATTCACCTCACCGTATTCTACAACTATTCGTTCTTTCATACTATCTAATATTTAAATTATCGTAGTGGGCAGTCGCGGATTCGAACCGCGGACCATAACCTCTCCATTATAGGAGTTTAGTTTGTTCTACCAGCTGAACTAACTGCCCGAGAAAATTATTAAAGCTCCTTTATCGCATCCTCCGGAACACATATTACAGTCCAAACCTGACCATTTTTCATATAATCGATATTATATTCCCGCACGAACGTACAAATGTTATAATCCCAGTCACGAACTATACCATCAATGATCTCACCATTTCTCTTGGTGATTCTCACACTTTGTCCCTTTTTAAATTTTACTTCCATTTTGCTTCTTTTTAAATTCTCATTGTTACCTCAAGCCTTTTTTGTAGCTTTGGGGCGTGTTTAAACTTTAATCACGTGGCAAATATAGTCTAAGTTTCTTAGACAACAAAGTATTAATCCAAATAATTTAGATTTATGAGCGTTTTTTCTAAGAATCTTAGATATCTAAGGGAGAGTAGGGGACTTAAATTAGATGAATTTGAGTTTCTGGGCATCAAAAAAGGTACAATGTCAAACTATGAACTGGGTAATACAGAACCTAAATTGAGTTTGTTATGTGAAATATCTAAGTTTTTTAGAATATCAATCGACGACTTTCTTTTAAAAGATATAGAAGCCGAAAAAATTACACCAGTAGTAACGGAAACAGCTCCTCCAGAAACAGCTAACAATAATTTTAGGGAGCTTCTGGATGTTTTAAGGGAAAAAGACTCCACCATTCGAGAAATGGCAGAGGAAATAGGGATGCTCAAACAGACAATTACACAACTTAAACAGGACAAGTCGGGGCGTGTTTCGGATGCAAGCGATTCTACGGTTGCCAATGCCATCTAAAACGTGTTTTATGGGGAAAGGGAGGTAAAAACAGTTAAATCACTATTTTACAGCAGAATATATAAAAATACAGGGGAGTAAATAAATATTATCTATATACAATTTACCCCCTACAATATTATAAAAACCGATGAATACCAAATAAAAAAAAGATATTTCCCCGTTTTATTAGAACAAAATAGGCACAAAAATGAATAACCAAATGAATAAGCAATCAAAACATTTCGTTTTTGTAATAGCTTAAATGAATAACCAAATGAATAAGCAAGTGAATAACCTTTCCACTTTTTAAGACGTTCAAAGCGTTCAAACGGATAAATACAGCCTTCCATCATAGTTTGACACTTATAAGGGCAAAAAAAGCCGCTTTTGCGGCTTTTAATTGCGTTCTAAGGCATTTTATCCCTTTCTGGTACATGTTATCAAGCGAGACTGAATAATCATTGCACGTTTCGTGTATTTGGCAATGTCATCAACCAGTCCAGCATGTAAAAGACTACTCTTAGTGATTCCGACCTGTTTCTCCGTCAGAGTTTCAAAAATGGCCGATATACTACCAAAGTAGATGTTCTTTTTCTCAAAAATCAAATGTACATGGATAACTTTACTCATGATATATAGTATTTATTTCACTGCAAATATACCAAATATCAGCTATATGGAATAATTTTAATAAATAAAAATAGGAGAGAAGCGAAGCGCTCCCCTACTCCACTTGCATAAATTACACCATTTGGTTATCTTTGTATATGGAAGTATGGCCTGGGCAAAGCATCGGAGTGAAATAATACCATACTGCCTGAATTCTCCCCTACTCCACTCCTAATGTAAAGAGATTCATTTGAACGGCGTTCAAACAAGGTTCAAATGTAAGCTCGATGTAAAGCGATGTAAACGCTTCGTTTTTCCACCCAGCTCACTCCTACCCCGTTCTAACGCTTTGAAAACCAAAGCAATCAGATATTTTCAGACCGACCGAACTTTGACACGCATCGTTTCTCCCCCCTTACTATCCAGATTCGATATTGATTATCGGCAACAACAGAAGCTACATCCTGAAACAGGCTTGTATTTATCAGTTCACTCTTCCCTGTCCGTGGATCATAACGTACCAAACCTTCGGTAGAAGCCAGCCAAAAAATACCATCCTGATCCATAGAGGCGTCATTGATAGTGTATTGTCCTTGATAAATCGTCCGGAAAGTCCCTTCCGAAGAATCATACTCACAAATATTCTTCAGATCGGAAAGGTATGTCTTTGCACCTTTCGTAGCTATTATCAGTGGAGAATGACGCTCGTACTCTTCTCCCATAGTAGCCACTATATCAAATTTACGGGTGACCATATCATATATAAAAATATGCTGGGCACTGAAAAGAATTTTAGTCTTCGTTATCCGCTGGATATTAACAGAAAAACCATTGATACAGGTCTGATCATTCATTTCCTTGTCAATCAGCACAAAGGGACGTATCTGCCCCGTTTGCTTATGAAAGATAAAGAGTCCTTTATTAAAGGAGAAGAACAACAGTTCGTCAGGAGTATATTCCACAATGGAGACAACTTTCTCATATTTGGTGGCAGGATAATGTTTGAAGGTACCCGATACCGGATCAAACCGGTTGATACCTCCCCCATCGGTCCCCACCCAGACTATTCCGTCACTATCCTGAAAGAAACTATTAATAGTCTGGTTGCTTAATCCGTACAGATTGCCAAAAGGAACGTTCTGATAAGAACAGGCATACACATTCTTTATACCAATCAACCCTCTTCTGATACTGCCTGCCCACATATTATTGGCCGGGTCCAGATAGAGGCGGTATATAGTATTTGCTGGAAAGGAATGAACATCATCCTGTTTTTGTTGAATATTAGTAAATGAGAAATCATCTAAAGAGATTATATTGATTCCACCACCATCAGTGGCTACCCAAAGCTGATTATCTCTCTCCATGATATCATGAATGACATCATACGTCAAAGGAGAATTTGACGCCGTAAAGTGTTTTATCAACTGGTCTCCCTGATAGCAATACAGTCCGTTACCATAAACACTTACCCACAGACGCTTGTAGGAGTCCAGATAGATACTGGTATAGTTATTTTCTGTAAACGACTCTATTTTCTTCACTTCATACGTCTTCATATTAAAGGAATATATGCCGTGCCAACGTGAATTGAGCAGGATATTCTCTTCATCATAACGTATCATCTGCCAAAAGGGATTGTAATAAACAGGGTCTTGCGCATAATACAAAGGTTCCAGCTTATTAGTGGCATAGACATATTTGTATATAGCTCCTGATCCTCCCAGTAAGATTCCTCCTTCAACCAATAAATAGGAAGCAACATAGATCGGTTTACCATTATTCGATAAAGTTCTGAAACTATCACTCCCTCTGTCATAAAGGCAAATGCCATTCATCGTAGCTACCCATAGATTGCATAAAGAGTCCTCGGCGATAAAAGTGATATTGTTGGAAGGCAGTGTTCTTTCATCTCCCGGCCGATGCAGATATTGCTTCAGATGGTCACGATCGTAGCAATTCAAACCGGATTCCGTGCCAATCCAAAGATACCCCCGATGATCATTTAAAACACATTGTACTTTCGACTGTGAGAGTCCTTCCTTAATTCCGAGTTGTTTATAATAATAATAAGGAGACTGGCTCAGTATAGGTTGTGCAATACCTACAAAGAAAAACAATAGATATATTTCAAATAGAATCTTTCTCATAAATAGCCGTATAATACTGTATCAAGACGTAAATATAGGAAATTCTCTTTAAATAAAACTGTTTTATATTAATTTCCCCTTAATTATAGAACATTTCTTTAA